CTGTAATTTTCACTTATCAATCAGCCTCCTTTCATTACCTGTATCACTAGCAAGGTCATAAAAAAATTAAAATCTAGGCAATTTTTGGGGTCTCGGCCACCGCACGAATTTATTTTTCTCCGAAAGAACCTATATTAAAAAATTACCAAAAAATTCAACGAACCGTGTAATATTTTAAATTTATTTTTTTATTATTCGGTGCGGGTACTACCTCAAAAGTTATCTCAATACACCTTTATTTTGTCTATATTTACCATTTTCCTTATGTACTTTAGCAGTTTTTGTTTTCATTAAAGAATGAGATGGAGCATACGATTCACACATATGATCAATATAAATTCCATTGGCCTTACACCAACCTTTTACATTATTAAGGCATCGTCTCTTTTTGCAATGCACATCAGTCAACCGTACTCACACCACCTTATACAACTTGTACATTCTCGCTTTTATGATATATTTATACAAAAAATGAGATATATCGCCGTGGATATACCTAATATCTTGATAGTTTTATTCATTTATTGTGTATTAATCACTCAAAACCGAAGTTATACCCTTGGACATTTGCCAATGTAACCACACAGGAATTAGCGTTCCTTCTAAAACTCTGTATCTTGGTTAGTTCCTAGGAAACCAATATAACTCCAGTTTTCAATAATCACTCAAAACTAGGTGCGTTATTGATGACATGACAATTTATGCTTTTTGAGGTTCAACTATGAATAAGGAAAAACAAAGTTGAAAAAGAGAAACACACCTAGTTTTCAATGATCATTACACACTCAATGCCAGTAGCTAACATTTGATGAATTCTAATTACGTGTTAGGCTAAATAACAACAAGTATATCAATAAGTTATTGGAGGTTGTTAGCTACCAGCATTCAATGTGTAACCAATGTAGGGTAAGTTCATATCTAAAAATGTATAATGTATAAGCTATATATGCGATGATATTCGACTCACCCTATATCAGTTTGCAGTAAAATTTACATATAAAGTTTTTTGTCTTAACACTTACTTCAAAATTGAAATTAGAAAAAAGTATAGTGTTGTTTCCTTACTAATCAAATATGGTTGCGCTGCTACTCTGCGACCGTTAGCGCTATACGTTCCATTTCGCCCATATTCAACAAAGGCGCACTCTTATTTGGGTGCGCTTGTTGTTGTGTTTTGATTTGTCCTAAGGAAAGAGTGAGTAGAAGTCGCTTAGTGGCAACTTCTACACTTTATATTATACCTTATAGCGAATGTACTTCACACGGACAATCACGGACATTTACGGACATTACTGGACAAGTTTCCGCCCAAATTCCAATAACGCTTTTTGCTTGTATCGTTTCGCCTGTTTCGTTGAGTAACACCCAATCATTTTGTAGGCATCTTCCGTTGTATTGTTGAGTACAAACTCATACCGCAAGATGATTGCCCCTAGCTTTTCATCTAGGCTATCAATCTTAGTGATCGCATCGCATTTTAATTTTGACAACTCATCAATACGCTTATCACGTTCTGCGACTGTATCAAGAAATCTAGCTACGCTACCCTCTAACCCTTGCGGAGTGCCACCGCCTGTTACTCTATACTTACTGTAATCAATCGCACCTATAGATGTAAGGTCCGCTCGTAGTTGATTGATTTCTTCCTTAATAGATGCTATCTGTACATCAATTAACTTTACTGGTTGTAGGTACTCAACCGCTATTTCAATTAGTTTCTTTTCGTCTAATTCGCCCAAACACTCACCCCCAAAATATACAACAAGCACATTACAATTAACACCAAACCTACTATAACCGCACTTTTAACTCCAAACTTCACATCAACAAAATTTATCAATAACGTGGTAGCTATGCATACTAAGGCACTTACAAATAATGTTTTAAGCATCATGTATTTATACCTCTGCTAGTTTTGCGAAACTCCACGCATCCTTATGTGTTCTTCTAGTAACACTCCATGATGTTGCACCACTGCTCCATGTATAAACAATACCATTCTTAAAATCAGCAAAATATCTGCAAAGCCATAATTTATCATCAAGGCTAACTAATATAGGTGTATCAACCTTTACTTTTGACCAGTCAACAATACCTATTTTTTCTGCAATGTTCATTACCTCGCCACATTCTAAACCAGGTAACACGCTTTTCAACTCAATATATTTATATATTTCACCCATACTGATACTCTTAAATAAACCATTAACTATAGTTGGTTCTCTTTTAGTTATATAAACATAATCATCTGAACTACCAACTATATACCGCCAGCCATCATCATATAACTTTTGAAGTAACCACTCTCTACCTTGTTTATCTGTGATCATACTGCACCCACGCTCCTCTATCCTCATTCCATTTAAACTTAGCCACATCATGTAATTCAAAATCATCAATACTTTCACTCACCTTGCCGATATAGAACACATCTTCTTCACTTTCCACCGCAAGCTGGCACAAGAAATCAAATGCATCTTGATAGCTTTGAGGTGCTATGTAAAAGTCGGAGTGTTCAACGTAACCGCTATAAGCCATCACACTCACCTCTTATGATAGGGCGGATATTTCACCGCCCATATCTCTTTCTTATTTCCCAGTACTGCCATAACCGCCAGCACCTCTTTCTGTTTCACTTAGTTCATCTACCTCTATTACATCTACCATTGCTACTGGTACGATGATTAATTGTGCGATGCGATCACCTCTAAATATCATGTAATCGCTACAAGATACGTTTTCATATACAATGCTTAGTTCACCTCGATAGTCAGCATCGATAACACCAATACTATTTGCACATCTTAGAGGTGTCTTACTCATACTACTTCTAGGCACTAATAACCCCATATGACCTTTGGGAATTTCAACTGCTATCCCTAGTGGTATTTTCTTCTGACTATCAGCAGGCACTTTGATGTGAAATGGACAATATAGGTCTAACCCAGCTGCATCTTCACTACCTCTTGTTGGTAGTTGTGCATATTCACTTACCAACTTCACTTTCATCTTTTCACTCAAAATTCCACCACCCCTAACATCATCAATGCACGTTTTACTGTATCTCTATTTGCACCAACTTTCGCACTAATACTTCTTAATGACATTCCAGCCTGATGCATTTTCAATAATGAATTGCCATCTAATTCACTTGCACGTTTATACCCCCTTTTAGGATTGGTTCCTACCAACCCTAAACAACATAACGCTCTACCAGCCGTTATATTTCCATATACACACGCTTCCAGCGCTAACCAATTAAGGTTATTATCAGGCACAAACTCACTCATATTAACTGCCATTTTCGTTACTCCATTCACTTTCCTTATATATACGGAAGAAATCATCCGCACTTAACACCACTAACCAAGGTTTATTACTCTTTTTCCAAGCTACTATAGGCATATCACCGCTTTTCTGTGCATCGTGTTCGGCTTGTTCATATGCTTTACGCACGTTGAGGTTTTCTACAAACTTCACCTCTTGATGTATGTTAGGCAGTCCAATGCAGTCGCTTGCATCACCCGTATTACCGCAATATTGTGCAGTTCTACGGACTTTATCAAACCCATTGGCTCGGCATACATCTCTCCACATTCTTTCACCACGTTTGCCTTTATCTCGGCTATTTATTGGCAATGATCATCACCCCTCACTTGCAAATTCCATTAAGTTTGTTTGTACTTTTACATCGCTCAACATTTCCTCTTTAGCTTTCGCATACATTCTTCTGTCAATTTCAAACCCATATGCACTTCTACCAAGTTCCATTGCCGCTCTTAATGTGCTGCCACTACCAGCTACTGGGTCAATTACTACATCACCCTCGTCTGTAAAGATTTCAATCAATCGTTTAAGTACACTTATAGGTTTTTGTGTTGGATGAATGTTAGGAACGATATTTTTGTTATCACGTTTCCATTCAAAGTGATCAAATATCATTTTTTTGTTGTTATTAAACTTAGGAAGTTTTTCACGATACAAAATTAATGCATATTCTATAGCACCAACTATACGCATATTAGCTTTTAGCACTTGTGCACTATAGTTCTTGTTGAATGTGATAGGAATATAATTTTTAAAACCGTGTTTCTTTGCGTACTCAATCACCATTGGTTGTTGTTGATAACTACAAAAAACTATCATGCAAGGTGCTTGTCCACGTTCTTTAGGCTCTTTCTTTAGCAACCTATTACAAAAGTGAAAATACTCTGCAATGTTAAAGTTGTAATCAGAATTAAAGAATGCTTTACCAGCTTTTTTACTTTCTCCATTCTTATTATCGCCGTCTACATACCACATAGGATTACTTGCATAAGCGTTGTTTCCTAGATTGTATGGTATATCTGCAATCACTAACTGTGCTTTAGGTATTCCATATCGTTTAAAGTTTTGGAAATTATCATTAAATAGTTCTACTTTCATCTATTCACCCATTTCATACACCCAATTCTCATGTAATATTCCCTTTCTATTTCATTTAATTTAACAGAACCTTTTATTCTCTTGGCTCTTTTTACAAAACCACCAAACTCATAAATATTGCCTCTACAATCAAATGTATCTATTTCATCGATTAAAATTAAACCAGCATCGCCAAGTAATTCATCAATAGTTTCATAATGATCATTATATAAATCTCTTGGTATTGCATAATACAGATACATCACATTGTGATTATCGTGATAACGTGCTTTCTTGAAATCATTTCTGAAATCATTTATATCCGTTTTGATTTCAACTTCTGTTAAGTGCAAAGTGTTTAGATTGAAGTATACAAAGTCAGCCTCATAGGGCGGCTTTCCGCTATCCCTCATCATTACATTAGGTATGCATATATTTTTAAGAAACAAATGTTGCCCTAACGCATATTGAACATCTTGCTCTGTCAAACACTCACCCCCTCTACATATTGTTCACATCGTTTTAAAATATCTTTTACTCTTCGTCCTCATCTTTTTCCCAACCAGCAATTAACAATACTTCTAAACCGTCGTTTGAATCATTGATATAATCAATCTCATACTGCTTGTATCCCAATTCAATAAAGCATTCTTGGTCAGGATAACATTTTTCCAATTTTTCAATTAATTCATGTACTTTCATTTTTAATCTCCTTTATTACTAACACGCTTAATGGCTTTAACATCATTTTATTTATTTTCTTTCAATCTGAAACTTTCAGTAATAGGCACACCAGCCTCGGTTGGAATGTAAATGATTTGATCTTTACTATCTTTCAAAGTATCAACCCATAACCAATGAATGTATGCCTCATTACCTTTCAATGATTGACCGATAATTTGATTGGCTTTTGCAGTACCCTCTGCACGTTTAACTTCTGCTTGTGCTAAACTTTCAGCACTATCTAGTTTTGCCTTAGCCTCTAGCACCGCAACTTGTCTATTTTGTTCTGCCCTAGCAAGTTCAGCCTCACCAGCTTTTTGTTATTGCCATACCATATACATCGGAACACCGAAAGCAACACTCCATGCAACACCATCTATCATATCCACCACCAATAATGCGGACATAAGTTTATTCATATTCTTTACCTCTTTCCATATCGATTAACACCTAAATATCGTTTCAATTTTTGCGACATATACCGCCCATAATCACTTAGTTCTAATCGTTTTCTTAAATACTCCCTTTGTTCTTCAATCTGCCTTTTAAATTCTTGATAGGATGTACATTTACTATGGCATCCACTTTCCCTGTATTCGCATCCCTTACATGGTGCGTTCATTTGATATCACCACTCCCCTGTGCATTAGAATGGAATGTTTTCATCATTTCCACTTTCAAAGCTATCAAAGTTGCTAGATGCAGTTTCATCATTTGTTAGTGATGTACCTACAAAGTTTGCGACCACCTCGGTTACATATCGTTTTTGTCCGTCAGCAGTTTCATAGCTACGTGTTTGAAGTCTACCCTCTACGAATACTCTATTGCCTTTACGCAAATTACCAATGCTTTCGCCTAGTTTTCCCCATGCCACACAGTTGATGAAAGCAGTTTGTTCTTTTGTTTCACCATCGCTTGATGTAAAAGTGTTTGTTGCTGCTACATTGAAAGTTGCTACTGCTTTTCCACTTTGTGTATAGCGTACTTCTGGATCACGTGTAAGATTACCTAAAATTTGTACTGTGTTCATATATCTATCTCCTATTTTCTAATTCTACCTATCAAATTTAATCGCTATGGTGCTTGTAGTATTTCTCGCTTATGATTTATCATAGAGAAATCAAACTTGCCTTACAGAGCATTTAAATCAATTTTCTTTCAATATTAATCTTGCCTTTGTATGTTCTTATCATGTCGTACATACACTCAAACTCTTTTGCATTCGCTTTCATTAACATTGACATCTGCTCTATCGCTTCCTGCTCAGTTTCCACATTGAGTGGTATTTCGATTAGGATTGACATTTTGTGTTTTTTGCTTAACATTTATCCCCCTTACCAATAACTAAGCTGATTTAGTTCAGCCTCTACATCATCAATAAACACATCGTAGCTAGGGTGAATGTGGCAATCGACTGTTGCCTCATTACGCATGATTTCAAGTAGGTTTTCAATCTTGGTTCTTGCTTGTGCCTCGTTGTAAGCTAAGACTGTAAAACTTACATTGAATGATACATTCACGCTAGTTTCAAACTCTTTAATTAGTCCTTTCATCTATCCCCCTATAGCACGTTTCAATAATGCCTTGCCAGCATCTGATATATCGCTACTTTCAATCATCTTCATTACATCAACTGGTTTTCGCTCTGCTACTACCTCAATTAGATTTCCTGTAGGTAACATCTTGATTGTTCGTTCGCTACTTTCAAGTGCTATGCGTTCCTGTTCTGACTTCTGTTTAGCTTCCAGCAATAAGCCATTATGCTTAATAGCATCTGCCATCTTGATTTTGTGTTGTTCTCTAGTAGCCATCTGTTCATACTGTTTGATAAATTGAGCCCTACAACTACTTTCGTTATAATCATCACCTCTTCTAGGGTCGAAAGATGACCATATAGATTTAGCACAGGTTAGTGTCAATCCACTTAATCGTTCAAGTCCTCTATCATATCCATAACTTTGTGCTGCCTTTATAACTGTTTCCCATGCACCTTGTGCAGTATCTAGTTCTTGAACAGAGTTTACATAATCGCTAATTTCTTTAGCTTTCTTTCTGATAGTAGCTACTGTAGGTAAGTATTCGTAGTTTTTAATTAGATCTTCAACCGCAGCACTCAATGTAACAGGGTTAATATCACTTAACATCGACACATACAATTCAAGTTTCTTGTTATCAATATCTTTTTTGTACATCACAGTCAATGGTGCTATTGCTTTCAGAATATCCACCTTGCCCATTACTCTTCATCTCCTCTCTTTCGTATTGGTCGATTAATGCATTTACATTGTCAATTCGTATTTCCGTTTCCGATTTAGTGAGTGTTTGATTTAAGTAGCCTTCAAACTTTGTACCAAACAATGTTTCTGGTCTAAGGTATTTCTCCATGTTAGTCCCCATCCATTCAGTACACATCTTGTTAATAACAATCTTGAAATCATCAACAGTGAAATGTTCATTCATTCGTGCTTTAATCAATGTTCTAGTTTTTTGTGTAGTGGTTTTATAGTTTTTGTTAGTTTTTAGATTAAGATAATCAATGATTTCAGTTATTGGGTTAGGTGTATGGTCGTGTTTTACACGACAATGTATTTTATCTAACTCTATCTCTTTCTCTATCTCTAACTCTTTCTCTAACTCTATCTCTCCGTTACACAAATGTTTCACTTGCGTTATATCGGTGTTACATTGTAACGCTTTTTGCTTTTCTCGATGCCTACGAACCCTTACGGCTACTGCTGTTTCACACCCTGTACTATCTTTTGTATCTGGTAGGTAGTATTCTTCATCAGAACGTATCTCTAACAGACCTGTTTTTAATAGATATTGGATAGTGATTTTTACGTTTTCCTCATCTTCATCAAGGTCTAAGGCTAATTCAGATGCAAAATCATCTTCTAAGCCGTCAAAGAATAACTTACCCTCATCAATGATTGAACGTAGTAGCATTTCCATATATATGATCGTGTATGTATCACCGCCAGCAATCTTACGCAATCGCTTAATTTCTTTTCTTTTGAAGAAGTCTTTATGTAGCTTCAACCAAAAGTATCTTTTAGGCTCTGCCATAAGCTAGTCCTCACTATCTAGAGTTCCCCATTTGATATTGCTACCACTAAACACGATAGAACCAGCTGGTCTTTGACTTTCGTCAATAGCACTATCTAACATATTTGACAAAGTATCCAACAATCTGAGTTCGTTTGCTGCATCGTTGTATTCTTTTTCACTTTCCCATTGTTGATAATGCTTAATTTGACTATCGCACCACGCTTTAATAACTTTGAGTTCTTTCATATCTATCATTCCTTTCCCTAACTATTTCTTGTAATCGTTTTCTAACTAACTTTGCATCGCATCCATGTGCTATTGGTATATGGCAATGAATACATAAGCAAGCTAAATTATCCATTGTGCTTTTGCCTAACTGTGAACGGAATACAATATGATGTATCGCTATACCCTCATGACCGCCACACAGTACGCATGAGTAGTTATCACGTTCAAGCACTTTAGGTCTATTTTGTTTTAGAAGTTTTTCATCTTCACGCTTTCGTTTGTTCATTACCCCACTCCTTAACCAACGATTGGATATAATCACTATCATCAAGTTTTATTCCAAGCTGATTACACTCATCAACCAAACAATCGATAAGTCTTTGCATTTCTTCAACTGTATATACTGATGATCCGTGGTAACACATGATATTGTGATACCATGGAATGTTTTTACATTCGCCAGCATCTTCGGCTATCCATCCCAACCCATGACCTTTCCATATTTGAATATAACGTTCGATTGCATCCTCATGGATTGGTACATATGTAAAATGTCCACAGTCTTTTATTGCCTTGCGGTACACATCCTCTTTTGAGGTGTACCCAGTTTTACTTAATTCTTCTGCTATCTTTTGACATAGAACCCAACAGTATGCTGAGGCGTTTAGACTTCGTTTGTTTTTCTTTTTTTGAATTGTTATCTCGTATTCAATATCAGGCGAAATTTTAGACAGTTCATTATCACCACCTACAGGAATAACAAGTTGATAGCCAATCGTTTTAATTAAATTGACACCTTTTGTTTTAAATTTCACTCAAACCACCACCTATAGCCTTTATGACTTTTCCTTATTCCATTGCAGCACTGACTAACACAAGATGCTTGAAATCCGTCATACTTGCAATCGTTCAAGCATTTATATTGTTTTACATCTCCAGTTTGTATATTTTCACCTTTTATAGGTTTTCCTGTTTTTTTAATTAAAGAATTTTTAAGTTTCAATCTCCGTTCTTTTGTGTAATCAAACCTACCTCTATCAAATGAGTATCTAAAATTTCCATAAGTTGTTGTCCATTCTAAATTTTCAGCCTTATTGTTTTTGTAATTAAAATCTTTGTGATTAACCACATCACAACCTTTAGGCTTAAAACAAAAATGACTAGCAACAATTCTGTGTACAAAATGATATTTTTTTACAACACCATTTGAAAGGCAAACTCTTAAATACCCTCGTGAATTAGCTTGTGGTTTTAATAATTTTCCTTTTCTTATTAAAACCCCATTACCACACCTAACCTTTCTGTCTTTAGACCTGATTAACCCAGTATCACTAACTTGATAAAATTGTTCATATCCTTTTATATCTGTCCACTTCATCGTTGTGCGTGCCTTTTAGCATTCACCCAATTAAATGCTTGTTGGTAATGCTCTTGTTTTAGTTCTGACGGCTTACTTACTTTGAATGTTTCTGTTACATAATGCACTAACTCTTCTTCGCTAATACCACCTTGTACGGCTCTAGTTTTTAATGAGTTCCAGTTATATACAGTTTCTTGTGTTTGTTGTACTGACTTTTTGCTATTGTCCATTGTGTCGGCATCTTTTGTATCATCAATCGCTAACAATCCATTAAGGGCATACTTTCTAGCGTAACTAGATGTAGCACCAGTTACTTGTGATGCATCCATACCTTTTTTATCAAGGCTTTCACGAGCATATGCGGAAGTGCTAATGCTATTTGTTCCGTCTGATAGTGTGGCTGTAGCTTTTACATAATATCTATCGCCAATCATTTCGATGCTATCCTCAATGGTTAGTATCAACTCTTGCTCAGATAGTAAAGGTTTAACACCTTCAAGAATGTCCTCACATGAGCGGTAGTTATATTTACCAAATGAGTTGTATTGCCCTTTAGGTGCTTTGAGCATTGATTGAATAGCTACTATCTTTTGTTGAAATGTTATATCTGCCATTTAATCACCTACTTAATTTGTAAATTCATACAAGTTTCAATTCTTGCACCATCTACTGAACCATGTTCCTTGATGTATTTCTTAATTTCTGCTGCCATTGGTTTGTATTCGATTTTCTTCAACTCATCTGGTAATTTGTTAACATCATCAATGATCGTTTTCTCTGACTTGCGATAACTGAATGTAAATGTGCCAGCTTTCTTAGTGGTTTCATTGTTTAACTTCATAGCGGTATCACAGTTTAGTTTCAATCGTTCAATCAATGCTGCTTTACGTTTCTTTATGAGCATCAATCGTTTTATTTCTTTATCGAGTCCATCAATATCCGCATCAAGGTTTTTAATAAACTTAGCTGAATTTTCGAGTTTTACATCTAATTCGGCTGAAATTGCATCCAACGTATCATTGATTGCTTGTAATTCCTCTTCTGTTTCTGCAGTATCTGCTAATGCAGACACCGCTTTAAAATCTTCACTTAATTCGTAGATACAAGCCATTATTTCACCGCCTTTTGTTGTTCAACTTCTGCCATAAGTTTTTGCACCATAGCTTCTAATTTGGAGATACGGCTATCTTTGTCTTTTGCTTCTGCCAAGTAATCAGAACCTTTACCAGTTTTGAAAGCTACGTTCAATGTGAGTTGTGTTTCACCACCAAGGCTTACGCCAGCACCAATCATTGTTCGTTCATTTGGACGATAGAACGCACCCAACGCTACTGCACTTGCATTGCGGTAATGTCCATAAGATATTGCATAAGACGCTTTGTCATTGCGGTTAAAGTCTAATGGATGTAAACCAGCTAATGCAGCACTAGATGCACCTAGTTTATTAACACGTTGTCCAAGATTATTGACCTTGTTATTCAAATCATTCTTAATTGCTGCTACGCTACCAACTTTGCCTTTCAAGTCTGAAATATCTTTAGTATTGATATTCACTTGATTTTGAGTATTAGTTACATCAGATTTGATATCTTTGTTATCTTGTTCAAGTGTTTGGATACGGCCTTCATGATTAGCTAGTGCTTTGCCATGATTATCAGTAACTTTGTTTAAATTACTAATAGCCTTTGTATTATTAGCAATAGCTTGTTCATGATCATTAACCACATCACCTAACATATTTAGACCTACAGCGATATCTTTAATGTTTTCTTTATTTTTAGCGATTGCTTGTGCGTTTTTATCAATGCGTTGGTCATGACGGTCGACTCTATCTTTCAAAGTAGTAACCTTGCCGTCAGTTGTTTCCAATTCGGAAATCACTGCATATAGTTGACTACCATTGATTGCATAGGTAGAATCGTCAGAAATTCGCCCAGCAGCCACATTTGTAATCGTTCTTTCCTTACCAGTATCGCCAATAGATACAGTGCCTAGTGGAGCAGTGCCAGCAAATGTATGTGTTTCACCATTAATCGCATAAGAGGAAGTACCAATTACTGTATTGGCTTTTGATTCATGACCAATAGCAACAGATTCATCTTGTACTACAGTAGCTCCATTACCAATAGCTATTGCATTAGCACTATCTGTAGAGACACCATAGCCAATAGCTACAGAGGATTCACCTTTAGTAACAACTCCATGCCCAATAGCAATATTGTCTTTGCGATGAGTAACAACTCCATTACCGATAGCTATATTGTTATCAAAATTAGTGGCAACGCCATAGCCGATACCAATGCTATTCTCGTGATGAGTAACAACTCCGTTGCCAATACCAATATTATTACCAAGATTAGTAGTTACTCCGTTGCCAATAGCGATATTATTATCAAAATTAGTAACAACACCTGAGCCAATGCCTACGCTATTGTTAAGGTTATTAATAACGCCAGAACCGATACCTACGCTATTCTCATGATTAACAGTAACACTATTGCCAATAGCTACTGTGTTATCAGAATGAGACTGAACATAAGACCCAACTGCAAGGGAATCTTTACCGTCTGCTACAGAAGAAGTGCCAATAGCAAGTGCGTTAACATTACTATCGTATGTCACTACACCAAAACCACCATTTACGGTGTTATTAACACCACTAGCCATTGCAGTACCAGCAATAGACACCATAACCAAACCAGTTAATAAAGTTTTCTTGTTTACGTTTTTCATTGTTTTAATCTCCTATATTTTGTAAAATACAGGTAGAGTGTTTTAATCTCCACTCTACCGAGAGTCTACCGATAACTTCTTCTAATAACTTTTCACGGTAGGCTCTTTTTCTTTTTCAAATTCCTTAATATCTTCTAACCAATAACCACTTAAAACCCAAAGTGTAACACCTAGCATGGTTTGACAAAACCAAGTCCAAAAGTCGATAGTATCCAGTTCGAGACTACCCATAGCACCGACTGCCAAGATTACACCGATAATTCTTAATGCATAACATACTTTAATCACTGTTGAACACTCCTTATAGTGCTAATTTCATAAGACTTATGATTATAAATAAGCTAATACCAGCACTTAATCCTAACGCCAATATCCAAAGGCAAAATATACCCATTTCTTTAAACATCGATGTTCGCTCCTTTAAATTCGCTATCTACTTTAGCTTTAGACCAACCAAGGTTATTTAGTAGGTAGTTTTTAAACCCCTCTTTATCAATATCAAAGGTACGGCCTTTTTTACCTTCTGTTTGCCAGCATTGAGCAAATTTGAATTTGTCTCTTGCTATGCACTCTCTGATAGATGTTGTTGTTCTACCAAGCACCTTTGCCATTTGACTGCATGAGATTGTTTTAGTCATTTAAGCCACTCCTTTGCATACCGCTTGAATACCTTTATCTGTTAAGATTTCATGGATACGCAAGCGACCTTTTTGAGTCCATTTTGTTTGAATTTTGCTATCAAGTCTTCCGTCAGTTCTTGTGAATGTGAATGTTTCAGATTTTGTGTAACCTTTACCCATTTCATCTTTGTATAAAATCCACTGTCCATTTACATTGCGTTGTAATTTAGCTTCATGCAAGATTTTATTTAACGCTCTAGCAGATAGATCATAATCAGCAGCAACTTGTGTAGTTGTTAATGTACTTGTACTGCTTAGAATTTCATCAACGTAATCTCTTACAGGTTGAAACTCTGCAATTTGTTGTTCTTGTTGAGCAATAATAACCTTTTGCTCATTAATTACATTGTTGGCAATTTTTAAAGCACGGCTCATTACCTTTTCAGGACTATTCCATTCTTTTTCAACTTCGATAAAGTATTCTCTAGCTTCTCGACCTTTATCGTTTCTAGCCAGCATACATAACTGTTTTGCCATTTCAATGGTTAGTTCGTGTTCTGTAATGCTTTGTCTACCGCCATTTGAGTTATGGACTTTTTTGTCCGTTACTCGATAATCAAGATTTTCAACAAATCCATATTCACACATTCTTGAAAACCATTTAGGATATGGTGTCTCAATCTCTAGGAACATATGCAAATCTCTACCGCTTACATATTGTTCATCATTCTTGCTTACATTTACAGGAATTAAGTTCATCTAATCACTCCTTTTAACTCGATATTTCGTGTTATTCGGTAAAAAAAAGAGTTTCAATCGGTAAGTCTGAGTGTATGCAACTTTTAATCTGTTTACACTCTTCATAAGTTATCGGATATTTTCCATTTAACTTATCAAGTATCGTTGCATATCTCTTTTTCATTTGAGCAGCTAGCTCCTTTTTTGTCATGCCAATTCTTGCAAGTTCGGCATTAAGATTAGGATACATTTAATATCACCTCCCATTAAATTATTATTTCGTTTAGGTGAAACGTTTTATCGTTTCCCTGTGATTGAAGTTTATAACGAAATTTCGTTTTTGTCTAATAAACTCTTGTTGAAGTTTAGTTTAAAAGTAGTTTATAATCGTTATATCGTTTTTACACATTGAAATATCGTACTAATAATGTTATGATACTTATATAGTAAGTATGTAGAGGAACTATCAATGACTAGAGAAGAATATCTAAGAGGATTAATATTAGACCAAGGAACAGTTAAGGATTTTGCATTAAAGATTAATATGCCATATTCTACACTCCTTTCTATTTTAAAAAACGTTGGAGGTGCATCTATAGACAATGTAATAAAAATATGTAAAGGTCTTAACATCACAACTGATGATATAGAAAAAGCAGTTTCTACAAACAAAGGATATTATACTAATCCAGAAACGGCGGAATATGCTGAAATGTTACGTACTCGGCCAGGTGCTAGACTTCTATTCTCGGCTGCGAAAGATATATCAAAGGAGGATATGCAAAAGGCGGTGGAATATATCGAGTTCTTAAAATCTAAATATAAGTAATTGTCCGCTATATCAGAATCAATATAAAAGAAAGGAGTTTGACAAAGAGTTCTTGCAATGGTATATTGTGTATATGGTATCTGGGGAGGCTTTTCAAAAAGCTGCAACCTGAAAAAGGTCATGTACACTTATGTGTGCATGGCCTTTTTATTATTATGAAATCATTTAAAACTTATGATGAACAAATAGATATATTATCTAATTCTGGGTTACTGCCTAAGTATACTGATAAATTACTTCTCCCTAATATAAATGGTCCTGCTGTATTTCATATTCACAATCCATTTAAACCTCTAATCTCCGATCGTGATATTAGAATGACCATATTCAAAAATTCTAAACCGTACGTGAAAGATTTGCTACAAACTTATGGGTATTACAATATCATTAACCAATATAATAAGCCATTTCTAACTAACAATGAGTATATTAATGATATTGATTTCTTTAAGTTATTTAGTATTCAACAAGTTGATACTAGAATTAAAAATCTTATATTCTATCCAATTCTACAAATTGAGCAACGTCTAAAAACATGTATATCTTATGAGTTTGCAAAAGCCTACGGACCATTTGATGGTGATAGCATTGATTGCCACTATATAGAACCATATTTAAATGAATCAAATTATACACATAATCTAAAGACTAAAAATAATGAACTAAAACATGAGTTATTAATAAAACGATTAAAAAAGATATATAAAGGTTCTACCTATAAGCCGTTTGTTCACTATCGGACAAAACATGGTCACATTCCTATATGGATTTTTATTAATAAGCTTTCATTTGGTGAAATGTTACACTTCTATGAAGTTCTTAAAATTCAGGATAATATTTCATCATTTTTCCATATGACTCCAAGCCAACTACGTACATGTATTTTATTTTTAAACCAAGTACGTAATGATTGTGCTCATTTCTCTAGCTTTATCAATCAAGACTATCCTAAACTTAAAAATAAACTTCCATTACTTGTTAACTTCATCCAAACTCATAGTCTAATTTCTCAAGATTCTATTACTAATATTTTCAAGTTACTCATTGTTTTTAAATATTTATTGCCAAGTAATGCATTTATTAATTTCACCCAAGCTATCGATAATGATGTATTTAGTATGATTTATTCAGAATACATACCTGTTATCAGTGAATATATGCAAAATGTTCTCATGGCCCCAACGCAAAAATCATATAAAGAAAAACTAGACTTCTTACGAAATGCCAAAGTCTAAATATAAGTAATACACACAAGGGAGAGTGGTAGTATTGATTATTAACCTTATCTATTGTGACTTACCAAATGCCAAAGCAGTTTCTGAGGAATCAGAAGATGTAGATACTCATAATATTTACATTAATAAAAATCTCCCCCATGAACGCATGAGGGAGGAAATAAAGCATGAGTTAAGTCATATTATTCGTGATGACTTTTATGTAGATCATCACGTTAATTTAGTCGAACGTATGGTTAGAATGTCTCAGGTTGAAGATGGAGACCTTAACGGAATCGACTTTTATCATCATATTATTTAACTATATAACTGGGGAGATGTTATTATGTTAAAGTTTTTAAAACATTTATTTAGTTATTTTACAAAGAAATCTGATAATACCACAGATACTATTGAATTATCTTTTGAAGTAAAATCTAATTTTAATCACGTACCTATTTCTAACCATAGTCACGAACTATCTATCGATGAGTATTGGAATCATTGGTTAGCTTCTAACAACAATTCTTTTCAACATAGAATTGAACGTGCTACATGGATTTCTTCTCAATCGATTAAAATGAATGATGACTTTTGTTATATATCTGGCACTCAACCTCAACCATATATAGTAACCTTATCTAGTTGTACCTGTGCTGACTTTCAAAATCGCCAAAATGCAAATTTTGATTATCCATGTAAACATATGTGTAGATTAGCTATTGAAAATGGAATTATTGCTGCACATATTCATACAGATACTGAAATAGAAGAAAAAGCTATTCAAGATGCAAAAGCAGCTGAAGAACTTTCTGAACTTAAACGTTTACATGAAATAGAGCTAGATAAATTTAGATTATCTGAAACTGATATATCTAATATTCTATCCATCATTGATGAACCTGAATTACCAAGCCCAATATTTAATGGTAATGCTGATTACTTCAGCTCAACTAGTTATGATAATAAAGAATTGAACTATATTGATAAATCTGATGAATTAATAGATAAGCTATCCGATCAACACGCTATTAATAAGATTGTTACTATAGTATCTCAAATACAAAATCATCTTGTTCAATTTAAAGAATTCCTCTATTCAAAAGGTTCCTGTGGTGTTGATGAATATAATTCTATGCATGGCAGTGACTTTGATGATGCTCGTGACCAAATTCAATCATTCTTATTAAATGACTACCCTGATAATGCCTATGATTATAATGAAGAACAAAAAGCAGTTGTAGAAGAGAAAAATAGAATGAAACAAGAACGTATTGATAAAAAATCTATACTATCAGCAATTTCTCACGAGCCAATCGCACAAGCTAGTTTCATTAAATCACTATTTCCTGATAACACATCATATGGTAAACGTTTATGTAACTCTTTAATAAAAGAAGGTAAGTTACAACAAGTAAAACAAGGTAATCGATACTTTATTAACAAAGTGTAGATGTCGATATCCGAAAAGCGCTTCAGTTGAAGTAATAAGTAAGGGAATTATTAATGAGATAACATTTAACACAGGGAGATTTTAAAATGAAAAAATTGTTAGTATTAGCTGCACTAGTTACCATAATGAGTGTTTCCGTTGCATCTGCAAAGGAATTCAATGATGCACGTTGGCAATGGTTCTATTCAAATTCTGACTACACAGGGAAAGTCGATTTAAACACATTGTCTTATGACCCCTCTACTGATACTGCTAAAGCGTGGGCTGTATGGGTTAGAACAGCAGGCGTCCAAGAGCTCATATCTTATAAAATATATTTTGAAAATAACTCTATGGATCTTGGGCAATACTACATTTATCACGATGGGTCCGATACAGCTTACATACAAGATAGTTATAAAGGCCAAAACCACGTTGCTGCACCAGGCATGGGTGATGAAGCGCTTATTGCTTCTGTAAAAGGATTAGTAGGTCGTGACGCTAAATTAGCCGATTACAAAAAACAAAGGGAAGATGAAGCACAGCTTCAGGAACAAAAACGCATTAAAGAACAAAAAGCAGCCGAAAAGAAAGCTAAGCATGAACGTAATCGAGATATTTTAAGAGGGATATTCGGCATATAAAAGGATGTAATGCAGGGAGGTTAGTATTATGGGATTTTTTAGCAGTGAACCAAAAGTTATCGAAAGCCCTACAAAGGACTTTATGGGTCAACACTTATACCACTTAGATGGTAGAGGAGTTAATTTGTTTGTATATGATACGTGTGTTGTTATTGATCGCACACAAGGTGGTCTATTTAACTTGGGAAACCGTACCTACAAGATTATTCCGATAAAGAATATTTTGGCTATTCAAGTAAAATCTACGGGTGTTACTACTGGCTTTCTAGAATTTGCTACCTACGGGCACGAAAACACCTCCATGAAAGGCTTTGACCGTACCAACGATGAAAACAACATTAACTTCTCTAGTGAAGAATCTGTTAAAACTGCGAGAGAAATTGTTAAATTCATTGTTCCTAAAATCTGTTAGCAACTAAACAAGCCTCCTACCCTACTACTGGTTAAGAGGCTTTATAATAAAGGAGGGAAAAATGAAGACGCGCACAATAGCTATTCCGGAAATACCTTCAGGTCGTAAATACTGGTTCTTCAGGACAGAAGGTGGAGATTATTATCCGGACTTTAAAATTAATAACTTTATCGCATTAGGTTGGGATGATTTTTGCAATATAAATGATTTAAAGAATATGACTGCTTATGACGATATTGAGGCACTAAAAAGTAAATTCAAAGAATCTTATCCTAATGAGCGTCGCTTTGGATTGGCGGTTAATCAGATTCTTACATTTATCAATACAATGGAAATAGGTGATATTGTATTAATTCCTTCAAAAAACAGTCGAGATTTGGCCATTGGTGAAATTACAAGCGATGCCTATATTTATGCTGAGGATGATGACGAATTAAACGATCTAGATGATTTTCTTGATGATGAAGATGTTGGATATAAAATCTGTGGATACAAAAAGCGTAGAGACATAAAATGGATTACAACTATAAAAAAGAATAAGTTAGATCCTCAACTATTTAAACTAATGTGGGCTAGAAACACAATTACTGATGCATCATCTTATGATATGTATATAGATAGAAACTTACATTCAATTTATTATAAAAACAATAAGCTAAACGTAACCCTACACGTAGAACAAGAAAAAGGAATTTCTACTCGTAGTATGAATGCATTATTAAGCAATACGCTCTCTTATATAGATTGTTTTAACTTTGATGAAAAAGAAAATGAATTAGATGCACTAGAAATAAAAATGATGGTTGAATCTCCTGGAGTTATTCAATATATAGGGGGTGCTGCCGCTCTTACTATTTTACTTGGCGGTTTCTCCTTATTTGCATTTGGTGCAGACATTAATTTTGAAATTGCCGGCCAAAAATATTCAATTAATTCTGAAGGGGCCGTTAGTTTTTATAAAGAAATGAATAGACACGAAGAAGAAATGGCTAGAATTGAGCTAGAAAAATTAAAAAGCTCTATGAAAGATCTAAAAATTCAGACCCCAAAAGAGCTTCGTTAATTAATGTAAAGTTATTGTTACATTAGTTATAACTAATATTGCTGCAATAATACAAATTATATACTTAGTTATTTCAACACCAGCTATAGAATAATGCCAAATAGAAGGCATCCATATAAATGGTATCGCTAAAATTGCTGATAGTGCTGAAATAAATGTACAGTACCAAACAGCGTATCCAACATATTGATATAACATATTCATATGATTACCTTCCTTTCCTACCCTCATTATAATTCGTCCTAGCTAATCAGTGCAATACCATACATTGTAAAAAAATAAGCCCTCACCGCAGTGAGGGCCACTAAAAACTGCATACCTAGCCTTAGAGAAAAGGTATTTCATTTTTACTCCAATATCATTATACCATACAAAACCTCTAAGGCTTATTTCTTATACTCAAATTTAAGCCTAGGAGGTTATTTTTATGGCAATGAAACGCGCCAACGGAACTGGATCAGTATACAAAATGAAGCACAAGCCGTTACGTAAGCCTTACCGTGCAGTCGTAACTACTGGCTACGATGAGAACGGTAAGTGTAAGCGCAAGACAATAGGATACTATGCAAAATCAAAAGAAGCATGGGACGCCTTATCAGAGTATGGCATCTATCCGGAGAAATTTGAAACAAAAAAGGTATTGTTCAGTGAATGTTGGCGGTGGATGATTGCAGACAAGGAGCGTAAAGGAATAGACGTCAAAAAAGGCGGATATTCGACCGCACAAGCGAAGTTAACATCAATTTGGAATAAACCTATACAAGAGATTAAACTCGTTCATCTACAGGCTATAATTGATGAAAATAACCACTTAAGTCGTTCATCTATAGCTATCATATTAAAAGGATTGAATGGTGCTTTTGAGTCAGCTATTAAGAACGATATCATCGTTAAGAACTATGCAGCACTCCTTGAATTAAAACCAGCTGAGAAGTCAGACATACACAAGCCATTTACAGAGGCTGAAATTCAAACGATATGGAATCACGCCGATGAGGATATTGCAAAGCTCTTATTGATGTATATCTACTCCGGCATGCGCCCTATTGAATTACTATCCATTAAGATGGAAAACGTCCACCTGGATGAACGATATGTCATAGGCGGTGTTAAAACGAAAGCCGGCAAGGACAGAGTCATACCCATTGCAGATTGTGTTATGCCTTTTTACCGCGAAATTCACGCCCAGGCGGTCGCTTCTAAATCTGATACACTTATCCCTCCTGGGTATACCTCAAAGTACCTAGGAAAGCCAATAAAACGATTTTGTAAAGAGGTCGGTATATCCGACCACTTACCACACGATACTAGACATACGTTTGTAACCTTGGCCAGCAACTACGGAATAGATCGTTATATTTTAAAATCAATCGTTGGCCATACACAAAGTAAAGACATAACGGCGGATGTGTATACGCATAAAACGATTGAACAATATATCGAGGAAGTAAATAAAATACCCGCATCATTTCATTAAAAGGTTGTGCAACGGTTGAGCAACGCACACGAATTTTAGCAATTTTTAAAAGAAAAAGCACAGTACCTATGCGCATAAGTACTGTGCTTTCTGTATTTGTGGAACTGTATGTCTTATTTGGAGTACAATTCGACGATAAGTGTTTCGTTAACTTCGATAGGAAGTTCTTCACGTTGAGGAAGACGAGTGAATGTAGCTTTGAAGCCTTCCAAGTCTTTTTCAATGTAAGGAAGTTCGAAAGAAC